CCAACCAATATTGAATCGGGATTAATCCTTTTATCAACAATAATGCTTTTAATTACTCTCTCTAAAGCAATACCTTTTTTAAGGAGGGAGCGGGACGTTAATAAGTCTTCTTCTTTAGCTGTCATCTGCTTAATTTCGATTGTGTCTACATTATGCAAAGGATGATTTTCACTATAGAATCTACCTTTAGATGGTAGTTCTACAAATTCTGTAGGCACAACAAAAGAAAATCCACCTGGATTAGTCTCTGCTTGTTGTGTCATTTGTGGGGATGGATCCGCTGGCTGGACCGTGTGCTGGCCCAAGCGATCGCTATTTCTCGACAATATACACCTCTATGTTATCTTTTATTATACTACGATCCGCTAGCAATGTTAAATGCTGCTTGTGCCGAATCTCCATTAAGTGCGGATTGGCCGACAGTAGTCTCAATTCGGGCCCAATCATACTTAAGAGTAACATCAAGCTGAAGTAGTTCATCAGATCCATATTCTAGATCTCCAAACTTAACCTCTGTCATAAATCCGTTCCAAAGAGTCCATGTTTCAATAGGTGCGCCATCGCCATCAAGCTGTATAATGGCTACTTGACCGAGGGCGCCGACTGCGTTCCCCTTTGAAAGAGTACCTAAAGATGCCTGATCAACTGCATTGCCCGGGATTCTATATCCTGACTGCTCTAATATGCGAGCGAGTGTAATTGAAACATCAGGAACGACAGGATCGACGAGCGCTAATGTAACATCCTGCCACGTAACAGATCCTGGGTAATGAAAAGAATGATTCAAATACTTATGTTCTGTTGTTGCAATCTGAAAAGATGGCTTGCTTACTGTTTTGGCATACCAAAGAATGGGGCCGTTTCCGTTAGGATCGACAATATTACTAAAACTTACTTGAAACCTAAATTTTCTTTTCGGATCTTTTGTGGTTGATTCATGTGCTTCTGACCAGAATGGCATATCTTGTTACTCCCTATATATTTTAAATAGTAAACGATGATTTTTTAATCATCAAAAGATGCACCCGTAGATGCTATTACGAAATCAATGGCGATAAACTCGATTGCTCTCGCCGGCTTAATCATGATCTTGGCGTACATAATATTCTGATCAATGAGATCAGGAGTAGTTGTACTCTCGTCCAAGATTAAGCGATAATCGGTGATACCGAACTGAACCTTAACATTAGCTAAGAATGGCTCGATAAGACCCTTAAAGCGGTTCCAAGTAGCCTGAACGTTCTGTTCAAAAAGAACCTGAGTAGAAAGAATGGAGATTTGCTTCTTCATATAGATAACCAATCTGCGGACATTAATTCTATCGAGGGCGCTTTGGCGCTCTTGCAGAGTCTTCTGTCCGAATACCACAATCCCACTTGAGGGGAAAGAAGCGATTGGATTAATTCTATTTTCATAAAGAACATCTCTATCTTTAGAAGTTAATCTCTCGGTAATGTTTGTAATTGGAATTCCAGCAGCACCATCGGATAAACCGCCGCGGTTGAAACCTGCGGGAGCAAACCAGACATCTGATTTACGCTGTGCGGAGGCGAAAACACCAAGCATAGCGACTGTGGGTGGGATCCAAACTAACTGGCCAGTGGCTTCGTCACGAGTCTGAACCCATGGGTAGAATGTACAGCCATAACTTGAATCAATCCTTCTATCTCGTAGCGCAGTTCCAGCGGCTGTCGGAGTTGTAGCAACGCGAGCCGACTTAGAAAGTCTTTCCTCATGTGGAGGAACGTATACATTGGCCAAGTCGATAAGCGCCAATGAATCTGCACGTTCTTGACAAACATTAATTATGTGTGAGGTTAATGCGTCTTTTGTTAGTCCAGGCATCGACAACATATTCATATTAATTTGCTCTGCATCAGATACTGTATCAACTGCACGGCGAATTGTGTTATATGTATAGCTAGCGGCGTTTGTTGAACCAATTCCGGTATTATAGAACGGATCAGGCTTATAGATATTTACGCCGTCAAAACCACCCCAGAAAGGCGCAGTGAAACGATTGAGGTCAGCGTCAAGGAGGGACTTATAAGTTCTACCTCCCGTTGCGTCGTAACTTGTTCCAGCGGCTCGCGATCCAGATCGGAAGAAATAGCCATCTACAGAATCGGACTTCACAATATCGTCTAGCGAGAAGACATAAGCAAATCCGTCTACACCAGCCGGAGGTGTCCCGGTGGTTGGATCTGCATTATACAGCTCGGTTAACCATAATCTATTTGGATCACCGATACTGGAGTCTGCGCGAGTGCTTGTCTGCGTTCTGGTAGAGCGCATACCGAAATATGCATCAGTCTGATCGACAAGACCGCCATCAGATGCGGAGAGCCTAAGCTTTGTAAACGGGAACTTAAGAGTTGCCGTGAAATTGATGTTGGTGCCAGAGAGATAACCAGCAGAACCTGTAACGTTCTTGAAGTCAGCGGCTGTACCATCACCAAAAACGCCACCAGAACCAGATGTACCGAATGGCAGTGTGTTAACCCCAATATATGTGTTTTGCACCGCAGCAGAACCGGTGTGCCCGTCCCAGCTAGTTACATCTGTAAACTTAGGTGGTCCATAATAGCCGAATGGAAGAAGGGTGGCGTCTGTTGCCCCCATCTCTACATCTTCATTCATATCAACATAAACATACTTCGACTGATTTGGATACTCGCCATATTGTGTAAGACGGCGAGTGGTATCGGACCACTGATAATAAATGTCTCCAAGGCGCCTTGCAGCGAAATTTGGTGAGCTGGGATCTAATGTAAGATTATCGAATCTTTCGAGGACCTGAACGTTAGTATCTGTGTCTCTCAACATTCTCAAGACTATAGAGAATGTACCATAATCAGTGACTCCAGGAGCGGTTGAAGCTCGAATTTTTTCAATGGAGACCTTTACGTTCTTTGAAAGCCATTCTCCGTGGCCGCGGCCAACTAAGCGGAAGAGCTTCTGAGCGGATTGGGGAGAATAGGATGCGGCGGCGCCGAGATCTTGGCCAACAAACCAGCCAGCACGTGCCTCATCGAAACCTTTACCTTTCATGTCCTGTGGGCCGACATCAGACGATCCAGAAGCGATGGGAAAGATAATTGCCTGAGCCTCAGCGCTTGTTAAATCAGTGCCACCACCGGTAAGGGAACCATCAACGCCGTCGCGAACTGTCTGTGCAAAGCTTTCACCAAGCCAATATCTCTTGGCGGAAGCAGTTGGATAGAATGCGGACGCATTAACATTACCGAGCTGCGGATTTGTATTAAATCTCTTTCGAACAAAATATTCGGAATCGTCATCAAAGTTAAACGAAACCTTTTCAGAAGATCCGTCTGAGCCACTAATTGTAACCGTGTATACTCCACTCGTATCAGAACCGATTGGAACTCCAATAACTTGAGCGTACCCATCGCCAGCGTCGCCAATAGCACCACCACGAAGGGCGCCACTTAAAAGAATGGAAGAACCCGAATCAACATACCAAATAGCAGCAAGGGAACCAGCGCTAATAGTTGCTGCAGTGCCCGAAGGAACAATCCACATACCATAAGCACCGCCATTACTAGCGACATCATTATTTGGATCTCGTGTTGTCTTCCAGCCGGCTTCGCCATCAGTTCCGGAAGTAGCATCCGTGTGCTGTGTACCAAGAAGCCTAATATAGGTTAATGGTGCGACATTTGATCTCAGGAACGCCTTTGCGGCATATGTTCCGTACATAGGAGACTGTAAGTTTCCATCGCGATATACATCACCACCACCATTTCCTGGTACGGTATCACCATATAATTCTACAAAGTGTGAATATGACTCAACTTTAACTGGCTGCATAGCCATTCCGCGTGCTGCGCGTCCGATAACTACCGGACCAATAGCATCTGCAGATTTTGGTATAAAGGAGTTATCGATCTCGTGGATGAATACTCCAGGAGATACAAATTTGAAGCTCTTTACTGACATTATGTTGTTCCTCTTTTGAAAAAAGACCTAATCGATGTCTCAATCATAAATTAAATAGTATTTTTATTCTCTAAAAGTATGTTCCTGAGATGAAAAAATACATTTAATGTTCAGGAACTAGTCTTCAAAAAAATTAGTGTTTCCCATAGGCACCGCAGATTCTTGTGGAAATTGATATTCAACTATGTTCTCATCTACCCTTATAATGGGCCTATCGTCGCTTTCGCCTTCACCAATTAAGTGGCCAAGAACTTTAATGGTGATCTCGCTTGTGAACATACGCATCTCTTCCTGCAAATTACTAACATTATTACTGTGAGTAAAACCTTGTTCGATAAAACCTTCGTATAGATGACCGTTTCTCCTTAGAAGGAATCCATTAATTTGTCCTGTTCTGGTTATAAACGGTGTCATCAGATCATTCATCTGTTGTTGATACTCGGACTTAATAATAATCTTGTAATCTACATTAACATAAATGGGGATGGGGATCGATAAAGATTTAACAACAACTTTTTTATTTACTCTCGGATAATACTTTTGTTTCTTGACTCCAATATTACTTCGAAGGCCAGATGCGATCGCAAAGTTTTGAGTTTTTTCGGGGACAATTTTTTGGGCGATTACCATTCTGCCGGTGCGACCATTTTTATCAGTTGAGTATAACTGCGCTTGGAAGGCTCCCTTTCTAGCGGGATCTTTAGTAATTCCTGTTCTCTCTACACTCACCAAAGGCAACTTAAGGGCGCCGGCATCGTCGCGGAGATCCTTATTCTTTTTAACTTGAAAAGATCTTTCAGGGATCTGCCAAATTACGATGGCTTTATTAAAACCCTCGTTAGTGTTCGTAGAAAGCTGTAAATCTTTCACCCAATCATATAAGGCGAAATCCACGTCTTCGATAGTAGAAGACAACATTCCTATTTCTTTTAATTTATAATTGGCGCTTCCTGACGGTAGCATTGCAAAATCAAAATTATCAGGTAGCATCGAATAACCCCTTTCTAGCTCTACGGCATCTTGCTGCGATCTCAAACTGGCGGCCTGCTTGGCCAAATAACAATTTAGGCTCCGTGAGTTTTACAATTTCGAAATAATAGTTGCTATATAATACGAAATCTCCCTCACGAACATATAAGTTTTGGTCTTCTTCAAGTCTTCTTTTGTGAAAATGAACATTGATCTCCCATATTTTGTCGACTCCAGCGCTTTCTAAATAGTCAGTAGCAAACTCAGTGAATTCTATCAAAGCATATACGCGGACGGGAGGCAAATAAGTTTTTTCGATAGCCTCACCATACAACGGATGAAAATTTGTGGTGCTCATATCAATTGAATAATATAATATTTGCTGGCCGATGACTTTTTCAATAAGCTCATCATTGACCTGCTTTACAAGATCTCTCTCTTTTTTACCAAGGAAGAGAGGCGGTGGGGGCTGTGCTGGTCTTTTCCATTCATCGGCCATAGTTCATCTACCCTATAAAAATTGGTAACGGAGTTACTTTAAGAATATTTGTGGCGGTGTCGGCAAGCTCCTGATCCTGTTTAGCTAGATCAACGTATTCAACCTGATCAAGCATCTCTATTAATTTCTCTCTCAATTGCGTTTGTTCTTCTTTTGCTTGAGAGAGCAATTCTGAATAATTAAGTGTGACACTTTCACCTGGAATGGGTACCGTAGTAAATTTGCCTCGGACTTGGCCCAACATCTCTTTACATAATGCGAGAGCGTATTTGCGAACCCATTGTTTTCCCATTGAGTTTATGTTCGCATAAGGAACATTATCGAAGGGAAGGGTGTTAATATTATTAATCCCCTCAACTCCATTATCATAAGAGCCAGTCGAGAAAGCGCTGGGCTCAATATAAAATTTAACCCATATAGTGTCATCGAGATCATCTAGGCCCCAATAACTCGGTGTTGGAAAAAGCCTCAGCTTTCCATCGATCAATTCATATGAATAATGTGAAGTTCGAGTATAGATTGAGTCTTCATACATGATAGCTTGCATTTTATTTTGCCATGTGGGAATGATCTCAAATGTCGAATCGTCGGCGAACTGGCCATATGTTGACATATTGCCAACGACGCCCGTTCCACCATAGTATCCATAGAAGCGCCACATAGCCCGTGGAGACTTATAAAAAACTTTTGTGACCAGAGCACGCTTATTGCCAATTAAGCCAGCGTATGGGACAGCCTCGCCCCTTTCATTGATTCCTGATTGAGAAGCGCTGGTAATAATAGTTTGAACATCATAATCTTGCTGATTTTCGCGCGGGGCGAATGACGCGGAATATTGTGGCGTAGTGCCTCCAAAACCGCCGGCAGTGGCGGCTTGATCGCCCACTCGACGAGCATAGGATAAACCAAATCCGCCTCCGCGAGGATAATATAGGCTAGAACTTGCGGGGCCTGTTAATAATTCACCGTTATGATTAAAGGTACCTGTTTCCGAACCTAACACCGATGATAGAACGTTTTTCCCCTGGTGCATATTGATATAATATGAATATTCAAGCACCGCTTCTTCATATGCGGCATATACATTGGCCGCAGTTATTTCAATATCTAATATATCGCCACCCAGTTTTTTATAAACATAAGCAACTTGATCGGCGGCGCCGCTTAAGAAGTCAACCGAAGCGGTATAAATTCCGAAAGGAACGGCGGACGAAACATTAGTGGTGGTTCCAGTCACCGGTAAGATAACAGCGCTCGTTTGCGATATTGGATTTAAATCAGTTGGCATTTAAAATCCTCCTAGTATAAATAGTAAATTACAAAACAAAACCCCTAGCATAAACTAGGGGTGTCGTCTAAACTTCAACATTTAAACAAAAATCAAACTTTTTTGCTTTTTGTTTTGCTGCTTTTCTTGTGTTGGAAGGGGTTTTCTTTCTTTGGAAGGATCTTCCGAGTCACCTTCTTCTCTTCTTTTACTTCTGTTTCTGCTTCTTTTACTTCTGTTTCTGCTTCAACGGGTGCTTCTAACGCAACTTTGACAGCAGGAGGGGCCACTACCGGAGCAGCTTCTTGTTCTTTTGCTGCCAAGGCTTTAGCTTCTGCTTCGCGGCGTCTTCTCTTGAACATTAATCTTTTACGAGGGTGCATGGTAATTCTCCTTAATTACAAATAGGTAAAAGTAAATAGTTTAAAAATGTTAAAATCTCATAAATTTAGCAAGCACAAACGAGAGGGTCTTATATTAATAAAAAATTCCCCCAATCCGTAAAGAAAGGGGGAACGAATAATGACATTCTAATATCGAGTGCTTATGCCTGCGTAATTATATCATTGACGATTCCGTTCACATACCAACTGGTTCCATCACTCCAAAACTCTAAGGTATCTGCGATGGCTGAATTACTATTATGCAACGTTAAAGTTGATTTATTTACAATAGCCACTCGTGCAACAGTCGCGCCGTTAGTGTTGTGATGATAACCACCCTCTACTACGTTGGAACCGCCATTAATGACGTGTGCGAATGCTGTAACAGCTACAAAGCGAAACTTCAAGCCTGCTGAAACCGCCGGCAAAGTCACAGTAGATGCGTTACTTCCTCCCATCTTAACAATGGCGCCAGAATCATCTGCCGTTAATACTTTTGTGGCCCCAGCACCAGTCAGTGAGACTACCTGTTGAAGGGCACCCTTCATTGTAGACTGGTTCATCTGCAGCTCTCTTTTTAATCCTTCAATTAGTGCTTGGGTTCTTGCCAAGCCTACTCTCCTACTTCCCATGTTTAAAACCCTCCATTTATAATCATGTAAAAAACATTATAATGAGCCTACTGGCTCTTGGATAAATAGTTTTAGATAAACGAAAGCCCTCGTCAAAGACGAGGGCTTTACATTATCTTTACTATCTTGGCTATTAAGCGCCGGCTTCACCGATTAGACCGCGAACGATAACTAATCCATACATATCGGGACGAACCATCTTCTTGCCATAACGAGTCATGACTCCCTTACGGGGCACGAAGTCCTCTGGTCCAAAGATGGTAGGTGTGGTCTGCAGAGGCACATAAGGTGCATATACATATCCGCTTTCAAGGAAAGAGGAACCACGGCGACCAATAAGGACAACATTACGTGGAAAATAAGGATCCACAATAACGTCGAACTTCTTGCTTAGAGAACCAACTTTAACGGCACCGATAGAACCGGTTTCATCATCAGCTGTGACACTAGCACGGAATCCAGCAGTGAACTCAAGGAGGTTAGCAACTTCAGGTCCGCAGACTACGAAGTTAGCACCGCCACGCAGAGTCTTGCGATGGATTTGTGCTGAAACATCATTAATGGTCTCAGCAAGAGTCTCATACCACTCACTCACAGTACCTGTGAAATCAGGGGCAGCAGAGCTAGCACCAATCTCAGCACCGGATGTACGATTGACGAACAGACCCGGAGAACGAGACCAGTAATAAGTACCAGCAGTTGCCTGTGTCATAAGATCCTCAAGAATCTCACGATCAATCTCAAGAGCAATTTGCTCAGAGAGGATACTAGTAAGCTCAACCTCAGCATCAAGGTTGTGGTATGCGTTAAGATCTTGTCCTAACTCAGGGGTCCACTTAGCCTTAAGCTTCTTGGTCATTGCTGTAATAGCCACGGAATCGACTTTGATATCGATCTCGGGGATATTCTGGTTATTCTCAAGTCCCCATGGTGTATCACCAACAACAGAGCCAAGAGCACCACCACTAATAAGATCGTCCTTCTGTGGGAAGTAGAAGTTAGTGGCACTTTGATCAGTACTACCGGAAAGACCCTTAGCAAGCTGTGCGGCAGTTGTAGTTCCATCGTAAGAAGCAACGACAACATAAGCAACATCCTGGCTAGAACCACTCAGACGCGTAAGGCGACGGAGCTGAACTCCAGTAGTAGCTGAAGCACTCTCATAAGAGCGACCCATACCACCGTTACCATTGGATGAACTAAGAACAAGTGCAATAAGATTCTCTTCATTGAAAAGCGTAAGATTGCTTGTGTCAATAGTACCAACGGCAACTGTTGCAATACCAGACTGCGACTCCAGCTCGGGATCGAACTGACAAAGCAGGGGTAGTTCACCAGCGCTAGAGCTGTATATACTTGATGTAATAGCGGTGATCGTCAAACCAGCAGATGCTGTGGGAGACGAATAACCGTTATTAAGGTTATAAGGACCTTCTTCAGCATTAGCTGCATTGATGAGCACACCGCCAGTGATCTGGCTAGCCACTCGTCCGCCACCATACAGTGACTCTTTATCACCCTGGGGATCACCATAACCAAGACGGGGAATACCCGCGCCATCGGTCGAAATGGTGAAGTCAAGGAAGAAAATGAGTCCCGAGGGAAGGCTCATGGGCTGAACGCTTACGAGATCGTTGGCGATTAAACCAGCGAAAACGCGACGAACAATGGGGAATGCGACAGCTGCGAAGCCCTCAACATCACCACCAGCCATTGTGCTATTCTCACGAAGTAGCTCTTTAGCTTGATTCTCTAAAAGACGGGCCATAGTGCCCTTTACACGATCACTTTTAAGACCCTCTAAGAGTCCTGTGCGCTCCCACTTCGTTAGAAGTGCGTGACTTTCGGCGCGCATATCACGATTAACACAACCTTCTGTTAATCTTTCTACTATTCCTGACATAATTATCACCTCCTTTTATATAATGATTTTATGCTATTTAATTCCCGCTAATTTCTTCATACGATCCTGGAGGGGATCGGCTTCAGAAGTACTTCTCTCTTGTCTAATTCGAGAAGCGCGGATTACAGATGCGGAGGAACGGTTTCCTAATGCTTCGCTCAACGATTGTGGGCTCTTTTTAGGTCGAGCATGCGTTGTGCTTTGAAGCGTATCAAAAATTGTTCTTGCTTCTGTAACTGAACCAGCACGCGAAATAGCTTCGACAATTGTTTCCTTTTGTCGCTCATTTAGGGAGGTATTTCTCAATACACGGTTCGTGTATAACAAACGAGCGTTAGAAAGGTTTACATTTTGTAAACCTTCTTTAAGCTCACTTGTTGCTTGTTTGTATTGTAAAAGCTCGTTTTTAAGCTGCTTGTTTTCAAAAACAACTTCTTCTTGAGCTTTCTTCAAAGTTTCTAAATCTGTTTGTAAATCTGTACTGCGGCGATGGGCCATTTCCATTTCCATTTGATGTTTTATATCGTAGGAGGATCGGCCTGCCCAGCCTGAAAGCGAGGCGCCCATATCAACCTCAAGAACTTCCTGCACGGCTGCGGTGATATCATCGAGGTCGAGGTCTTCATCGCCTTCATCGCCTTCAGCCAGATTGTCAAGGCCTTTCATATCTTTGGAGTCGGCGTCTTCTTCGCCGGCTTCGTCATCGACTGTCACCTCGTCACCCACATCGACGTCGACGGGGGCCTCAGAAAGGATCTCGACCATTTCTTCTTCGGTGATCTCCAGTTCTTGTGATTCATCCATTTGTGTTTGGAGTTCACCAATTGCTTCCTGCAGTGCGGCTAAATTAATGTCTACTTCGACATCCACAGGTTGGCCGGCTGGCGGGAAATTGGCGCGATCGATGCCATCGGCGTCTACATCACCGTCGCTTAAACCATCGGTTGCCGCGAAAGGGACGTCGGCTAATATGTCTTCGGTTGGGGGGCCTTGTTCAAGGTCTTCCATTTCAAGATCGCCTTCGGCGGATATATTATCACCAAGGTCGGGTCCTAGGTCTAATTCATCTTGCTCTAAGATGGTTTCTAAAGTTCTGCGAACTTCGTCAGAATACTTCTCAACAATTGTTGTTTCTGCGCTTTTGAGGGCAGCCTCGCGAAGAGCTTTTGCATCAACAATCGCCTCTTTTAATAAACTAGACATGTATGGAACTCCTAAAAAAATACTAATTCAAAATAAATAGTGGTTTTTAATGTAAAAAGCCAATATTATGACCCAACACTGTTTATAATCCACCATTTATTTCCATCTGACTGGACAGTTCTTGTTGAATAACTTGATATAAGCTTAAACTCTGGCATAAAATCAATAAGCTCTCCATTGGTTATTACTTTCAAGATATTGCTTCCGCGTATCTTGTCCTCATCCGGACCACTGCATATTTTTTTAATTGTAATAATTCTTCCAATATTTTCTTTAGCCGCGGGAAGTGTAGTGGTTATTGGATTATCGCTCGCGTTAAACAAAAGAGTGTTATCCGTATCCTCAATCATATATTGTGGATTATCAATGGTCTTGATTGAACCATAAATCGCGCCGTTTATCAAAAGCTTGTTGTTTGATTCTAAAGTATGTGCAAC